CGGCCTTCTTGTGGACGCCGTTGACATAGAGGCCGAGGGGGAGGGTGAGCTTGGTCGCCTCAGCGGGGGGAATGAGGGGAACAGGCCCAGCGATGGCCTCCTTGGCCCGGGACAACTCCTGTTGGTTCTGCCGTACGAGTTCTTCAGGCGTGATCTCTTGCACGTCGGTCACGATTCATGCTCCGTGTGATAGTGGGGTTAGGAACCGAGGGCTGAGGTGCCCGCGTTGTTCGACAACTCCATGGCGTTCTGGTTGCCGAAGAAGACTTCGAAGCCTTCGTGGTGGACCGTCATCTGGTGGATCAGCACCGAGTTGTCCATGGCGTTGAGGCCGTTGAACCCGACGCTGGCCGTCCAGCAGTTGTAGAACATGAAGGCCATCACCGACCCGGACGTATCCCGGGTTGACCCGGAGTTGACGCCCTGGGTCACGGGGTGGTCGAGGATGCGAACCGCCATGTCGTAGCGGAACTCCTGACCCATGCCGATGGTCCCCTGGCCCCACTGGGCCGAGAACATCATTTTGGCGAGATTCCACATCCCCGGCTTGGTGTAGAAAACGCCAGCACTCATGGAAAGTGGGGCGAAGTCCGTCAGGCCGGGGAGCTTGTGCGGGTTGGTGTTCCAGCCGCCTTCGCGGTAGGGAACCATCTCCGTGTTCATGGAGATGCCCTCCACCGTCATGAAGCCCATCTTCGCGATCTCCGCTTGCGTCGTAGCGTCGGAGTGGAAGATTTGGAGTTGGAACTTGAAGTTACGGACGGGGTCTGATTCGGCCCTCGTCCGTTCTTGCAGGGTTGGCACAACAGGCATTGGATCTCCTTCCTGCCTTAGGCCGAGGGAACGACTTCGGACGAGAACGTGCCGCGGTCGTACTGGGTGATACGGATGATGACGAACTCGGCGGGATACTGCAGAGCCACGCCGACCTCCATGCGGACTTCGCCCGAGGCGATGACCGATGGCGAGTTGAGCCGGTCGTCGCAACGGATGAAGTAGGCCTCGTTGGTGCTGGCACCCTTGAGGCCACCGGCCTCCCACAGAGGACGGAGGATTCGCTCTGCCGCCATGCGGAGCGACGACCACAAGCGCTGGTCGTTGTTCTCGAACACGGCGAACTGCGTGGTACGACGCAGCACCTCCTTGATGTAGATCAAGGTGCGGCGAGCGCTGACGTAGTGATCGACGCCGAAGCTCTTGCGGGTGCGGGCACCCATCACGCAGATACCAGCCCCGGGGACGGAGCGGATCACGTTGATGTTGCCCTGGTTGAGGTCACCCAGTTCGGTGTCGGTGAACTTGGTCTGCACACCCACGGCGTTGGTGATGCTGGCGATGATCCCGGCCGGTGCCCGGAACACGCCGACCGTGGAGTCGATGCGAGCGGCCACGCCCATCACCGAGCCACCAGGCGGGATGCTGATGACTTCACCGATGCGCTGCGGGTGCGGGATCAAGACCCACGGTGTGTACGACGCCGAGTACGAATCCCCGGCGAACAGGTCCAAGGTGTTCTGGATCGATGACTTGTAGCCCGCCGACGACTGGTTGGGCAGTCGGGGAGGGGCGCTGTCGTTGATCACGAACACGTCATCCCGGTCGGTCCACGAACTCGACGGGATTGCCGTCGAGATGTAGCTGGTGTTGGCCTCCGACGTGTTGATCTTGGAGATGTCACTGTGATACCCGACGAGGTTGAGCATCACCGGCCCTTCGATCGTCGTCAGCAGCGAGGTGGCGGCGTCGGAGATGTCGGAGGCGTCGGGCAGACCAGGGTCCTCACCGGTAGCCAGGGCGATGGGCGAACCGGTCGTCGGCTTGGGCTGCTTCTGGACCTCGTTGGTCCCGAGGACCCGCACGTACTGTGAACCGACGTTGGGATCGTTGATCGTCACGTCGGCCCGTCGCGTCCCGGCGATCTCCCCGGTGACTGACAGACCCGAGAATGTCTCCACCACCTCGTCCACGCCGTCAGCGTTGGTGACGTAGATCTGGATGGAGAAGACATCCTGGGCCGTGGCTCCCGAGCCGATCGTGTCCTGGGTAGCGAGGGCGTACTTGACCTTGTTGCCCCAGGTGCCCACCGACAGAGCGGTGAGGTTGAACGAAGCCAACGGTGGCGGCGGGGTGCCCGTCGTGATCGAACCGTTGACGGCGATCGTGGCGGGAGCGCCCTCTTCACCATCGGTGCTGGACACGGCACGGATGATCCACGCCGTACGGCCACCGGACTGGAAGAAGGAGTAGACGGCGAAAGGCAGGTATGACAGAGCCTTCGGATCTGCCAGGTCAGGAGGCTGGATGGGGCTGAAGCCGCCGAAGACGGACACGAAGTCCGACCAGGCATCGACGCGGAATGGGTCGAGCACCGGTCCCTTCTCGGTCACCCCGACGAAACACGCGACGGTGAACGCCGACGTGGTGGTCGAGGTGTTGACCATCAAGCTCTCTTCCAGGTACACGCCTGGCCGTCTGTAAGTAATGGGCATGTCGCTCCCTTAGGGGTCGTGTTGACGAAGGAGTGCGACGAAAGTTGCTACGAGCCAGACGGCGTTATCACAAAGAGAGAGGTACCAGGAAGGCCACGTTGGCCTTGGCGTTGGGGATGGTGCCGTTGCCTGAGATCCAGGCAACGGGGACAGTGACATCAGACGCAGCGATGTTGGCTGGTCCGGTCACGCTGAAACGGTGGATGTTGGCGGCGTTGTTCCAGTCGTTGATGCGGATCTGTGCCCCGACACCAAGCTGCTGGAAGATCGGCGTGCGGTCGGCCCCGTCGTTGTCGATCAGGCGGAAGACCGCCGACGTAGCGAGCGAGAGGTTGGCGTTGTTGAAGCGCACCTGGCTACCGGTAGGCGGCGGCAAGCTGTTGGAGAACTGCCAGGAGTAGCTGTTGTAGACGTAGGCAGGCTTGGCCTCCAGCGCCACCACTCGCTGGGCCAGATCGGTCAGGTAGGCGTTGAGTTCGGCACCCCACGGGTCCTCACCGATCGTCGGGAGCGTGGTCATGGCGTACCTCCGTATGGGCCTGAGCCATATGGCCCAGCGCCGTACGATCCTGACTGGCTTGGCGGCAACGGTGCAGGTGCAGGAGTCCCGGCCGAAGGCATGTCCCGACCCTGGTGGTAGATGTGGGCCAGTTCTCCACCATCGACACGCTCCTGCTCGGTGAAGTCACTGGCCGGGTCGGGCTGGTTGTCCAGGAACGTGTTGTAGTAGGAGTCGAACTGAGCCAGGCTGACGACCGGGATGAAGACCCGCAGGGCCTTGTACACCCAGGAGTCTTCGATGCGATCCTGCGGAACCTCACCGAGCACGTTGACCGTGTACACCTTGCGGAAGATGCGCTTGGTGCCTGACTCGGTCGTCTCGGAGAGGTCAGAGGCGGCGGTCTGTGTCAACTCGGTGCGCCGCCAGACCTGATCGGCGGGGCACTGAATCCAGAACGGTCGCACTGGGAACACGTCGGTCTTGAAGATCGACTGCAGGTAGCGATCGTGCAAGGCGTTGCGGCTATGCACGGCCACCTGATACATCAGCCGGAAGGGGAGGTAGTTGCGAGCGGCGTAGTCCTGGAGGCCCCACCCGCCGGGAGGAGAGGGCAACGTGGGAGACACCGAAGGGCGGTATCGGCCCGCCGAATCGGGGTAGTAGTCGCTGGTGAACAGGTCGAACGCCGGGTCGGCCTGCAGCAGGTCGATCGTGATGAAGGGGTAACGGATCTGACGCTCACCCTCGGGCCAACGGAACCACACCCCGACCTCGGTGGTGGGTGAGGTGATGTCACGCCCTGGCACCTTGATGCCGCTGAGATGGGTCTTCATCATCTCGTCCTCGGCCAGCAGGAAGCCCTTGTGGCTCCAGACATCCGGCTCGTCGCGGTAGCCCCGCGCCCTAGCCACGCTTCGCCAGATCCTTGAGCGGCGGGATGTTGCTCATGTTCGGCCCATAGCGGGCTTCCAACTCGTCGCTCATCACCTTGTCGGCGTCACGGGCTGCACTCGTCAGCGTGCGGAACAGCGGGTTGGGCGAGGCGTCCTGGTCGCCGTACTCCAGCAACGAGGCCTGGGAAGCGAACGTCTCACCCTGGACACCGATCATCAGACCGCCGTCCTGGTTCCACATGGAGATGCTGTCGGCCAGGGACGCCCAGTCCTCGTCCTCACGGGCGCGACTCACCACTGAGTTGTAGAAGGCGTTGGTAGCACTCTCGGCAGCGGCGATGGAGTTGACAACAAGACCATCGACATACTTCTGGACGGCATCTACCCATCCAGGCGCGATCTCGATCGAGGCCACTCCTGCTCCCAAGGTCTAGTCAACTGGGCCAGGACCGCTCGGTCCTGACGCCGCAACCCTACTTCAGAGCACCGATCGTGGACAGGATGCTGATGACCTTCTCATATTCTTCGACCGGCACCGTGATGATGGCTCCGACCTGAGTCGAGTCGTCGTCACTGGTGACAGGCGTGTGGGTCCAGGCGGCGAGGTCAACGGCCTCGGCCAGGTTGATCAGTTCCTCCAGCACCGCCGCCTGCACAGCCAGTCGGCTGGTGAGGTTGGCGATGTCAACTCCGAGGGTTCGTACTGCGGTTGTTCCGATTCGGTCAAGCATTCGGCAACTATGGCATCACCAGTAGGCGTTGGCTACAGCAGCGGTCGTATGCGCCTGCTGGTACTGGTACGTCTCGTAGCCAGCGACGGTGATCGTTCCGGTGGCCCGTGCGTTGCTAGTGGCGGGACCGCTGGCCCAGCCGGTGCCACGACAGATCATCCCGGTGATGCCGGTGTTGCCCCAGTAGTCGGCCACGTCCACCGTGGTGTCAATCGACTGCACCAGCCAGGAGAACCGCTCGTTCTGACCTGAGTTGGAGAGGCGGTAGATCTCCCGGTTGTTGTAGGG